TCCTACAGTACCATCAATATATCTCCAATGGAGTTCTCCATCTGTTGCAAACCCAACTGTTGAGTCAACATCAAAAGTAGTAGCTCCTGCTGCTACTGCACCAACAATTCTAGTTCTGGGATGAGTATTAAATGTACCATAAGTAGCACCTTCAACCCTTGAGTCTCTATTATAACCAGCATCTACACTAAACTTATAGAATGTCTCTCCAACACCCACTGCAATCTTTTCTACGTGAGTTATAGGGGCATATGCCTTCTCTAAGTCAGAACCTTTATATTCATCTTGGAATAAAGTAGATAACTCCAAATTCATTGGATCACCTGTAATAGGTTCTACAACAAAATCTCTTGTAATTTTATAGTTAGCATTAGATGGTGTAAAAAGGAAATCACGAGGTCTAATAATATTAACTTTTTCGTTATATAATGCTTTAAATAAAATTTCAAAACCTCTATCAGTACCTTTACTTAAATAAAAGTCTTTTGATTGTTTTAGGAAAACTTCTTGATTTAATTTATCTGTAAGTTGTCTTCCTTCTAAACCTGGTGTAATTTGATGTTTTGTTTTAGTTAAAAATTCTTTAAGAAAGAGACAACTTAAATTTTCTATAGTTGATCCTTTAGCATGTTGCTCTGCTGTTGTAGATTCAAAAACTAATTCTTCAGCATTAGTAGGACTTCTATAAGAAGTAACACCACTAAATCCCCTAACACAACCTGTAAACCCAAAAGTAGTTATTCCAGTATATGTAATAATCTCATCATTAATTTTCAATAAACCATAAGAATCTGGAAATCCCAAAGTTCCTGTTGGGAAATTCTGCATATCAATATCAATTGCATCACTAGCAATTCCAACAGTTGCACCTAAACCAACAGAATATGTAAGATTAGTAAGATTATCAATTTTTACATATTGGTCAATATTACTAACTAAGTCAATAGGACCACCTTGATATTCCTGACCCTGATAATATGATTTTAAAAACTCTGCGACTAAAGGATAATCGGATTTTACATATCCAGGAAGCTGGTTCTGAACTATGTTACTAAACTTGACTCTTTTTGTTGTCATTGGATATTTCTATTCTTAGTAGGATGAAGCAGCAGATGTGCCAGAGAAAGATGAGGGAGTGGTTGCACCACCACCACTAGTGCTAGGAACCGCAGAGGATGTAGTAGTTGTTGTTATGTCACTATTCCGACCTCCTGCACGGACTAAATTGCCATTAGCATAACTTGAAGAGGTAATATAATTTGAACCAGATGGATCTAATCCAGAAGCAATTTCATCAACTACAGTTTCAAAATTACTGTTACTTATATCTAGTTGCAAATAAAGATCCTGTAATCCGATAACATCATTAGAGAGAGGACATGCTGAAATCTCAATAATCGTCTGCCCATCCTTTATCATTCCAGATTGAACATTAATTGGATTAATAGTAACAACTCCACTCTTATAATCGATAGTTCCCACATTTCTTTTGATAATAGTAGGAGATTGTGAATCTATTGAAGGAAGAGAGAATAAAAATAGAGATCCAGTTAATCTATTCGTATTTGGTATATCTGAAATATAAACATCATCCATTATTCCTGCTATTCTAAAAGCAGTTGTTTTGATATTATATCCACTCATCCTCTTAATATGAAATTCATTACCAAAACCAATAGAATATTCAGCAAAAGAATTTAATACAACTCTCAAATCTCTTCTCATATTAATTGTTGTAATGTTGGATGTGATTGCTTCACTACTCTTATCAATAATAGATAAAAATTTACTATATTTAAATCTAGCACCATACTTATTCATATCTGTTGATTCTGCATACTTATTAGCATTATTTTGAACAATACTAGAAATAAATTCTGCAGATTCTGCTAAATTTGAGTTAAAATAAATTTTTGAGTCTGCTTCAAGATAAAGATATTTCAAATCAAGGATTTCTGGGACAATTCCTGCTACTGCATACTTTTTCAACCTCATTTTCATCTCTTCTTTAACTAAATTTGGAAGAAAATCACCAGTTTTGGGTTTTATACTAATAAAGACCTTTCCATACTGAGGAGGAATCAAATCTTCCCCACCAAAAACAGAAATTGACTCTGTTTCAGGATAAATTTTTGATGGAATTAATGTTTCATAGTCATTTGCAGTAACTGCTCTATTTTGAGATGAATAAATTCGAGGAGCAAACTTTCTAACCGACTCTACAGACTCAATTGACTCTCCACCAGAAGCAACTATACCAGTTGTAAGCAAAGAAATGCCAGTTGAAACATTATAAGTGTTTGCATTACGTGTATATTGAATTCTTCCTGAAAAATTGAAAGAACTTACCCCATTTGCAGAATCTCCGTTAGAAGTGATGTAATTAATTGTTATAAAATTACCATCTTCTAGTTTTTTTCCAAAAATTCCATCACCAAAAAATATTTCATATCTTTCATCTTCAATTTCTTGTAAAAAATACACTTTTGAGTCAGATTTTAAATCAAAAAGATTATCTTGAGAATTATATTTCGTTTCTGTAGCAGAAGCTTCTGTTGGATTAACTACAACAGAGATTAAATCAGTATCAACACCAATATTTGGTAAAATAAATTTTTGATTTGGGATTCTTGCTGAATAAGTGTAAGTTTGAGTTAATACTGTACCTTCATATACATTAACATCGTTAAAATTTGCAATTCCATTTTTTACAGGAACAGTAATATCATTTAAAATTGAAAAAACAAAGGAAGATCCACCAAAAGATCCTGAAGAAGATGCTACTGGACCCTTTTTAAGAGTTAAAGAAGCAGGTGCAGGTGTAATTCCACTAGTATCAACAAAGAAAGACACTGTTGCTCGTGCTGCTTGCCTTGGACGGGGTGTATAACCTATGTTTCTTGCTAGTGAAACGATGTTTTTTCTTAAAGTTGCAGTATCAATGAACACCTCATTGGTGATCATGTTAGCATTATATGATGTAATGTAAGTATTATATGCCAAAACGTCCAAAATCGTCGAAAGATTAGACCCCTCGAAGTCATAATCAGTAAAATTCGAGTTAGATTTTAGATATTCTTGTAATGTTTCTTTAACTTGGTCAAAATCCAAGTTAGAAAAGTTAGCTAATGGCATTTTTACCTACTTGACTGCAAAACAAACTGTAATTCTTGTAATGGAATATCTGCTCCGATGATATCATACGTAATAACTACATCAAAACCATTACCTTCATAGTCAGGATATGCTTTTACATCCTGAAGTTTTACTCTTGGTTCGTAATTCGTAATGGATTGACGTATTTCATCAACAATAATACTGGCAGTTATTTCATCTATGTTATCAAAGAGTGATTCTGTAATTCTAGAACCAAAAGGTTCATCAAAAAACTTCTCTCCAGGTAACGTAAAAACAATATTTCTCAATGAACGGGCAATTGCATTCTCATTTTTAAGTACAATAAGGTCATCATTCAGTGGATTAGACTGAAATGTCATGCTAATGTCTTTAAAAACTTGACTGACCCGTTCTATTGGCACACTAATACGGCGATTATTGTTTATTTATTAAGGATTGCAAACTATTGTTTCAAATAATCATCATTTGATCGTCATATTCAAGATCATCTTCTTCAAAATCCCCAAAAATCTCACTTTGTACTAAATCATCACGTTTTTTTGGAGTAAGATGGTCATGTGAAACCTCTCTTAGCATCTTTTTCTTGGAGTTTTCCATAATTTTAGTATGTTTTTACTATTTAACAATAAAAAAAGGGGGATTGCTCCCCCCTTAATCTATTTTCCTTGTCCTCTGTACTTCTTTTTTGCTTTATTGCGAGAAGTTGCGGATAGGAGTGTGTTTGCCGAGCGTCCTTGACGAGTTTTTTTGGGCATCGAGACGAGTTTGACGGTTCCCCATGCCCCTTGCGTTGCCTTTGCCATTAAATAACCCTCATCTTTTCATGCCCTACACGAATGCGAGGGTCGCACCATGTCTCAATACCTGCTTCTTTAGCATCTAGGCAGAAAGACACGTCCTCACCACACATATCTTGTACTCCACCTGACTCGAAGACTTGCATCTTAGGAGCAAACCAAGGATATTCCATATCTTCAAATACACCCTTCTTAATCAACACCCATCCAAAACCTGTATAGTCAACTGTGAAAGGCTTGTTGCGTTTGCCCATTGACTCAACAGTCTCGTGATTCATAACTCCCCCATTCTTACGGAAGTCTTCCTCTTCTAACCAGTGTGCAACTGAGGTAGTATGTCCATCCTCTGTGGCATACCAACCTGCTGCGATCTGTCTTTCGTCACCTTCAGCAGGAATGGCAAGATCAGCAAGCTGCCAGAACTTCTCTGCATTAAACACAATATCATTATCAATCCATAACTGATAATCATACTCTAACTTACCATCCCAAGGAATCTGTTTTGGTCCACGTAATACATTTGCACCGAGTACCTTACAACGTGCAAAGTTTACCATTGATGAGTAATCTTGTGATATCTGAATACTCATTCCTGCCTGTACCATGTCAAAAGACAATTGTACGAAATTCTTTAAGAAGGTATATGAACATCCTCTACCTGGTAAACAAAATACTATAGTCTTTCCTTTCCATCTTTCCTTGATAGCAGGAATATCCCACTTTGGTTCTTCCTTTGTAGGAGCCTTTGCTTTAACAGTAAATCCTTTTGCCATAACCTTTTAGTTACCTTCAATCCAATTATACAACGATATTATATAGTTGTCAATTAATTAAATGCATATTGAAGGAAACCGAAACACGTTTAGTATCTAACGGATGAGGTTCAACAAAATGCGGAAGATCTGATGGAAATATAAGTATCTCTCCTGCCTTTGCATTTACAAATACACCTTCACATACACCCAATTCTGGAAATGCTTTATAAAGAGTATGTCTTGTATGTTGAAGAGGATCTGAGAATACTAGAGTGTTATTATTATCAGTAAGATACCATATACCTGATAGATCACATCTAGGGTGAGTGTGTTGCATATTAAAATCACCTTTCTCATTTACATTCAACCACCAACTACTCATCTCTATCTTATCTCTGAATGGAAAGGAGTTTAGTATATGATCCCTAAAAGGATAAGGAAGAAAATCAGATGTCTGTGGAACACTCTGATATCCTCCCCTATTTGATCTTGGTTTAGATTCGTTTTCTTCTTGATACTCTAATGCCCACTCATATGCACCTCTGGGTAATTCATTATATGCTCTCCATATAGGAGTACTGAAAACTTGTTTAGTCTCTATCATCTAATAGGAATCATCACCACTTGGTTCTATTCTTATTGGACCTCCAACACCTACTGTGGGGGCAGCCTTCTCATAACTTAAATCATCTGCACTATAATCTGTCTTTAACAACCCTACCATGACGTTAAGTAACTCCCATGTCTCCTCAAACTCGTCTTGTTTTAGATTATGGTATATACACCGATCCTTCACGTAGATATGGTAGGTTGTTATATCATCTTCTATGGGCATTTTTACTTGGGGGATTTTTTTATATATGAATCCTGAGAAGGTCAAAAAAATTTTACGGGATTTTTATATATACAACTCGATCTGTCACCTCTGTAGGTTAGGAAGGTTCCTTTTTTTATAAACGGCAACGCCCGCATCGGCAATAACACACAAGGGGGCAAATCACTGTCCTTAACTGTCATATAACATCATAACATTATACGAGGTTTATGTCAACAACTGTGTAACCACTATGTAACATAAACCCCACGCATATTGCACACAGTAAGTTATAAGAACTGTGTATAACGGTTTGTGTTACTTATAATGCTGTATCTTCCACCTCCACAATATCATCGAGGACTGCCAAGATTTCATCACCATTGTTTGCATTATCTAATAGAAATTCTGCAAAGGTTTGTGATACTGGGCGAACTGAATTTGCCATCTTAAATGTTAGTAACTGTGTGGGAGTGTTCCCTATACATTATAAGGACACTTTACTCGAGTCAGTTATAATAATCCAACGGTAAATCTACGTCCTCAATGTAACAATCAATAGACTCATTCTCTTCAATTTGTAATACTTTCCTCCAATCAATTTGCCGTGGGTTAAAGTCATCTAGTACGTCTAATTCTAGTGTTATTCTATACTTACTCTTTGTGCCATAATAGTTAGAAACTGCCATGAGATTAGACCTACTAAGTATATACTTTATTATAATACTTCTGTGGAAAAGTGTCAAGTATTATGAGCATATTTATACAGAATACTTGATATTTTATAAATTGTAATATCCTCACAAAGTATAAACGAGGTATTTACAATTAGAGCAGATCGTGTTATACTCTGCTCGGTAAGATCACTATAAAAACTAACATTTATTCCACATAATATCCACACTAACTAACAACAATTCCACACGTTTTCCACTCTATTGTTTATACTTTTCAACATACTTGTGGAAAAGAGATACATTTAGCACCCCTATTTATTAGACCATTTTTAAACCTTTTTAAAGCATATTTGCATCTATTTGTTATAGTTTTCCACAGAAATACCCCTAAGTTGTGGAAAACTAAGGGGTTTAATCTGTATTCAGTTAGTGTTACTTAGTAGAGTAAATAACACTCTTCCTAGTATAATAAAGAAGAAGAAATTAAAGACCTTTCTTATCATTTAATAGTTGTGAATTGTCCTATATGGTTTATAACAATATTTCCTTTGTTGCTCTTCTTCTGACCTTATAATCT